CCGTGACTTTTCTTAAGCGCTCTTTTGTTAGGGTAGATAATACAGGTAGTCTCTGGAAAGCTCCTCTAGATAAGACTTCTATTGAGGAAAGGTGCAATTGGATACGGGAGTGTGAAGTCCCAGCTATGGCACTGTACCAAAATCTGGAGTCGGCTCTATTCGAAGCTTCCATTCATGGAGTAGATTATTTTAGTGATTTAAAATTTAGAATAGATAACGCTTTGGAAAGAGTTGTGCTTGCCCCAACAACGTGGGACTTTCAAGTTTTCAATGCACGTTGGTGGGCCAACATAACAGGGGCATGTATGCCACAGGTTAGTTTAAACAAGCTTGTTGAGATGTCTAAGAAGAATCATATTAATCTTGGATTTACTTTTAGAAATCAGCTTGTTGGTGGAGAGTTGACTCTGGGCGATGCACTTACCAGAGCAAAGAAGGCGCCTCTTATGAGGTATGAAGCCTAAGAAGTGTGCTTTATTCAGGGATAAGTTAAGCTGTACTGAGTCTGTGACTCGGGTCCCCAGCCCATGTGAGCTGACCTAGGAATAGACCTAGGTTGATACCTACCACAAGGTATACAATATGTGGGGTTAGCCGATTTCCTCAAATCGCTGTGGGTTGTTCCCTGTCTTGGGTTCCTCCAGCTGAGCATGCCACTCAGGTTCAACAGGCAAACCTTGCGCCACAAGGATAAAATGGGCCCTTTCTTTTTAAGTGTGGTTTTATAATTTTCCCGCAAATAAATCGCTGAGGTATAGCGAATCCTGGTCAGATAAGGTCGACCACGGAATTGAGTCCCAATTTCGTCATCCTTCGGGGTGGAAGAGTCTCTGTGAGTCTATAGTTAATACTAGTATTATCGTCTTCCCCTCCGGGGGTATAATATGTTTATTTTCTATGTCTGTGTGTTTATGCTTATATAGATTATATTTAGGAGTATTTATTTTACTATTACTCAGCGTGGGTCGTTAAGCCCGCGTGCTAAGTTCGTTGAAACAATAGAGAATTGACAATATGAAGAATTCCTTTTGAAACCAACTGAATTTCTTGCTTTAATGCAGGTACGAAAAACAAATCAACCCTTGGGAAGTATATCCAGTATCCATCCTGGTGAGGTACCTTGTGGGCCGTGACAGCTTTTGCTGCACTTTTGTGTGTCTAATGAGACCGCGGTGATTTGTTGGACTGTGCTAGTGTTAAGGTTAGCAATTTGGAAGTGATCTTTAGGTTAGTACTTATATTACTGTTCAGAGTTGAATTTGATGCGATGGTGCCTCAATTGGTAACCGGTCAAAACTCATCTATTGCGTAAATGGGACATACTTAGGTTAGTAGAGTGTCAAAAAAAAAAAAAAAAAAAACGCGGCCCCCCCGG